CACCCGGCTCGAGCTCTTCAGGGACGAGCTCGATCAGGATCTGCAGCAGCCTGTGGACTGGAAGCAGGGACTCGTCCTTCACCGCCGAACTGGCGCGATGCTAGACGACGTGAGGAACTGGGATCTGCTACGGAAGCACTGGTTCCCGAAGCTCCGCTACAACGAGCTCGCTGGACGGATCGAGATTGTCGGGGAGTGCGCCTGGAGAGACAACACTGCGCAGTACCCAACCTGGACTGCGGGGGACGCGTATCAGTGCATGTTTGCAATCGAGCGAGAGTTCCATCTCCGTCCGCCACAGTACATCATCGATGCAGCTGTTCGCGCCGAGGCGGACGAGCACAAGTACAACCCAATCGCCGACTACCTGAACGGTCTGGTCTGGGACGGCACACCGCGTCTAGAGACATGCCTACCGGGGGTCAGGCCGACAGACTACACGCGCATGGTTGCGCGGAAGGCGCTGTGCGCTGCCGTCGCCCGAGCGCTGAAGCCGGGCATCAAGTGGGATCACACGCTGGTGCTCAGCGGGGACGAGGGCCTAGGCAAGACCTGGTGGGTCGACACGATGGCGCGGGGGTACTCGGCTACCCTCGGGGACATCCGCTCCAAGGACACGCTGCTCACGATGCAGACTAGCTGGATCATGCTCGCTGACGAGGGGTACTCTCTGCGAAAGACGGACTCAGATCAGATGAAGGAGTTCCTGACTCGCAGGCAGGACGTGTACCGTCGCCCATACGAGTCGGCGGTGGAGGTTGTGCCGCGACACACGGTGATCTGGTCTACAACTAACGACGAGATCTTCCTTGCGAATCAGCGCGGGAACCGTCGGTATCTGATAGTTGACTGCGTCGACGAGGTCGACTTCGATCTGTACACCGATCAGTACGTCGATCAGATCTGGGCGGAGGCCGTACATCTGTGGCGCGAGGGCGAGCAGCTGTGGGTGCCCCGCGATGTGATGCAGGGCGAGATTCGCGAGCAGCGGGAGCGTCATACCGAGGAGGCCGACTGGGCTGGCGCGATCGAGGAGTACCTCGATCAGCCAAAGCCAAAGGGATGGCAGCAGATGTCGACAAGCCAGCGCATCGACTGGATAGACAACAGAAATGACGAGCTCGTGCCAGCGGGGACAGAGTACATCCAGGAGATCTGCGCTCTTCAGATCTGGTGCGAGGTGATGCGGGAGCCACTGAGCCGTAGACGCAGAGGCGACATGCTCGACATCGGCAGGTACTTGCGGGAGCTAGGATGGGAGATAAGTGGGCCAAAGAAGGTTCACGGGTACGGCACGCAGCGCGTGTATAGGCGCATGTTGATCTGAGCGGAGCGTTTCCCCTAGTAGATCGAGTGTCTGACCGATACTCGATCTACTAGGGGAAACGCTGCTGGCAACCGACACTCGATCTACTAGGGGAAACGCGCATGTTGATCTGATCGAAGCGTTATCAAACCGTTACACTGCAGGATTTGCTTCTGCAGCTGCAGAGGAGTAAAGTTCTACTTGTGATCGGGGGAAGTCCCCGGTCAGTCAATCCGAAAGGAACCGAGATGTCAAATAAGAAAGATAGCCAGGAGCCGGTGGTCGAGCGCTGCACGACCCGTGTCCGTCACTGCTCGCAGTGCGGCTCGACAGACTGGGAAGATGTTCAGTCCGGATACTCCGCCTGCTGCAACGAGCCGGTCGTCAGCGATCCCCGCTGGTGCCACGGTCATATCGCCTGGTAGGCAACTGCATAATCTACCCGTGCCAGCCCTTGGCGCGGGTAGACTTTCACTAAATCACCGAGGGTTCTCAGGAACCGAGAAAGGAGGACGCCATGTCCTTGTCAATCACCATCACAACCGATCAGCATGAGGCGCTCAGGGCGATTGCCGGTGCGCTCATGAAGTTGGGAGTCGAGGAGCCCGCGCCGGAGCCCGCGCCGGAGCCCAAGCCGACGCCAGCGCCTAAGCCGACGCCGGAGCCCAAGCCGGAGCCCAAGCCGGAGCCCAAGCCGGAGCCCAAGCCGGAGCCCAAGCCCGAGCCCGAGCCGAGCGCCGACATGGAGGCAGCGGTCGCTAGGGCGACCGAGCTGATCTCTATCGGCAACATCAAGGCTGTGAAGAGCGCTCTCGCTGCTGCGGGTGCTGCTCGCGTGTCTGACATCAAGCCTGAGAAGGTTGCGGTCTTCATGGAGGCGCTCGATGCCTCCTAGAGCACACGCCAGGCTGTCGCCGAGCGCTGCTGAGCGCTGGCTGACCTGCCCCGCAAGCGTGAAGGTGGGGGAGGCGCTGCCGAAGCCACCGACATCACGCTTCGCGGAGGAGGGGACGCGTGCCCACGCCTTGTCATAGATCGAGGCAGCGTTCGCCTTCGGCAAGATCAGCTCGATGTCGCACGGCAAGCGCCTGGGGCACTGGCGCAAGACAACGCCGATAGAGGAGCAGGCTGAGGCCGAGCGAGCAGCAGTTGGCTACGTCAAGCTCCTACAGGACTTCATGGCCGAGCACGACCACTCTCAGCTACTGCTGGAGCAGCGTGTAGAGCCGGGTCTCCCCAGCTGCTGGGGCACATCTGACGCGGTCATTGTCAGCCCGGAGCATGTCCATATCGTGGACTTCAAGTACGGGATGGGGGTACGGGTGTCTGCGGTAGAGAATCCGCAGCTGATGCTCTACGCCGTAGGCGCTCTAGACTCCTTCGGCGACCTCCTGGGCGAGGCCAAGACCGTCTTCATGACGATCCACCAGCCTAGGCTCGACGCGACAAGCACCTGGTCCATCGGTGCGGACGAGCTTCGCGCCTGGCGCGATGACGCGCTCGTCACGGCGGAGGAGGCCTTGGGCGACCATGCGCACTTCCAGCCCAGCGAGGACGCGTGTCGCTGGTGCCCCGCTGCTGGCCTGTGCCGCGCACAGATGGAGCAGGCAACAGCGGTCGACTTCGCCGTGAAGCCGGATCTCCTCACGCCGGAGGAGCTCGCTACACTGCTTCCGCAGCTGAAGTCGATCACTAGCTGGTGCTCGGCCGTTGATGCGGCAGCGCTCGATCTTGTCTACTCGCAGGGGAGGGATATCCCCGGCTACAAGGTCGTGCTGTCTGGCGGACGGCGCTCTATCACCGACGACGCTGCGGCCATCCAGATGCTCATTGATGCGGGATATCCGGCGGAGACCGTGGCGGACTTCAAGGTGAAAGCTCTTGGGTCGCTGGAGAAGCTCGTCGGCAAGAAGGATCTACCAGGTATCCTTGGTGATCTGATCGTGAAGAGCGAGGGGAAGCCCGCGCTCGTTCCCGAGTCAGACAAGCGACCGGCCATCAATCCAAACACCGAGGCCAGGAAGGAGTTCTCATGAGCACTTGCCCCGGATCAGGAGCCGAGACCGTGACGGGCGACTGCCCGGAGTGCGGTCTTGCGCTTCGCCCAACAAAGAACAACACCATCCCGCTACACATGGCGGGACTAGAGAAGGAACCGAATGATGACAACGAGACAGCAGATACTCCGTAAGGCACAGGGCCAGCTGGAGTCCACCGAGAAGCAAGGCTACGGTGAGGGCGGAAACGGTCTCCCCGTCGTGGCCCAGATGTGGTCGGCGTACCTTGGGCGGGACATCCGTCCGGCGGACGTGGCCGCGATGATGATCATGCTCAAGATCAGCCGGATTCAGAACTCCCCCGAGCGGGAGGACCACTGGGTTGACATCTGCGGCTACGCGGGACTGGGCGCGGAATCGATACAGGAGGGGATCTGATGCAGTACATCCTGTGCGACATCGATGGCGTGATCGCCCATCGCCCGCGCTACTCCGAGCTCTGGTCGCAGGCCACCGAGGCCTACGAGTACGCTCACATCGGCACAGAGCATCCGGACGACCGCTTCCTGAACCTTCTCCGTACCTGGGGCAGCACGCCTCTGGTGCTCCTCACAGGACGCGTGGAGAGCACCAGGGAGGAGACGCGTAGCTGGCTCGACGAGCATCTGCCGGAGGGAGCGGTCTATCAGCTTTGGATGAAGCCGGACTTCATGCTCGTACCGGACGAGGTGTTCAAGCCGAGCGAGCTCGTCGCGAAGATCGCCCCGATGCTGGGCGGAAGCCCACTTCTGTACATCGATGACCAGCAGGCCATCCTGAACGAGATGCCGTGTCCTACCCTGCGATGGGAGAACAGCGACTTCTCGGGGGAGGAGTACTGGTGGTGAACACGTCAGACATGCGTCTTGCCTTCGCTAAGATCTTCGACCCGACCAAGGACATGGTCGAGCTGATCGGCGCATCGCATGAGGTGACCGAGCCTAGCATCTTCGGCGAGACGGATCCCGACTACATCGCACGGGAGCTACAGTGGTACGACAGCCAGTCCCTGTCGGTAGAGCGCTTCCCGGGGGGAGCGCCTACCGGCTGGCAGGCTGTGGCCGGAGGCGGAGGCCGGATCAACTCGAACTACGGCCATCTCCTCTACTCGGAGGCTAACGGCTACCAGTTCAGCCACGTTGTCGACTGGCTGCTACGCGAGGGCGACTACGGTCGCCGGGCGACAGCGGTCTACACGCGTCCCTCCATCCATGAGGATGCGACCGCTGACGGGATGAACGACTTCATCTGCACAAACGCGGTCGAGTACTTCTGGCGCGATGGGGCAGTCGACGCGGTAGTCCAGATGCGCAGCAACGATGTGATCTGGGGATACAGGAACGACGTGGCATGGCAGCAGGAGGTCTTGCGCCGTGTCGTCGACGAGCTCAGCTATCGCGGTCGACGCGCTGAGGAGGGTCGTCTCTACTGGCAGACCGGGTCGCTCCACATCTATCCGCGTCACTACAAGAAGGTGATGAGGGAGATCCTGTGGCATGCGCTCGAGGCTCCTGCGCGGGAGCGTACCTCGGGGCAGCTGCACCACTGCTCCAGGAAGAAGGTTGCCGCGTGGTTCGGCCCATGGCCGGAGCTCCGTCAGTTCAACGGTGGTCCGATGCCGTGTCTCCGGGAGACGCCAGGACACGTTCTGCGCTCAGACTACTCCGACTGCCCCTACCCTCATGCTGAGATCCGTCTGCTAGAGGCTCAGCCCTTCGCCACGAACATCATGTGGGTCACTAGTCCCCCGTGTCTTCCGTGCTGCGAGAAGATCGTCGAGAGGGGAGTGGAGACCGTTATTGCGGGATACCGCTCCGAGGTCGACGGTCATCTGCCAATCTCCGAGATCCGCGAGGTGCTAGGCGAGCGCCTTCATCTTGTGGATCTCGGCAATAAGTCCCCCGCTCCGATGGCGGAGGACTAAGCTGACCTTCACGATCAGCGATCAGCGATCTACGATACAACGATAAACGAAAGGAGCCACTAACATGGCTACGCCAAACCAGCAGACTAAGGTCGTCACCGGCCGAGTCCGTCTATCCTACGTTCACGTCTTCGAGCCCTACGCCTGGGATCCGGACGATGATCCTAAGTACTCAACCGTCATTCTCATCCCGAAGTCGGACAAGGCGACGATCAAGAAGCTGCGCGATGCTCAGCAGGCAGCGCTCGAGAACGGGAAGAGCAAGTTCCGGAACGGGAAGATCCCGGCGAACTGGTCTGACACGATCAAGGACGGCGATACCGATGCCGACCTCGAGCGGAACCCCGAGTACCGGGGGCACCTATACATGACCGTCAACGCCAAGGCGAAGCCGGGTGTCGTCGACCGGGATCTGAACCCGATCCTCGACAGCACCGAGATCTACTCGGGTGTCTATGCGCGAGTCAGCATCAACGCCTTCGCGTACAGCACGCGGGGCAACGAGGGAGTGTCCTTCGGGCTGAACCACATCCAGAAGCTCGCCGATGGCGACTTCCTTGGCGGTCGCTCCCGCGCGGAGGACGACTTCGGAGATCTCGAGCTGCCCGACGAGGGCGCGGATCTTCTCTGAGGAGAGTAAACTAAGTGATGTTGGAGGGTCGCGCATTCTCGGTTCCGCGCTGGACCCTCCAACATCACTCTTCACTAAGGAGCCGAGATGCTGTACATAGACTTAGAGACCTTCAGTAGCACTCCCATCGACGCGGGTGTCTACCGGTATAGCGAGTCCCCCGACTTTCAGATCCTGATGGCTGCCTGGTCGCTTGACGGCTCGCCCGTCATGCTTGCCGAGGGCGAGGATGCCGTCAGGCGCATTCCCGGCCTGTGGGATCCAGCGGTGCGCAAGGTTGCGCACAACGCTCAGTTCGAGCGCATCTGCCTCAGCAGACTGAAGGGCTTGCCGCAGGGCGAGTTCCTACCCCCAGCGGAGTGGATAGACACGCAGGCAATCGCTGCCGAGCGCGGATACCCTCAGTCGCTCAAGAAGCTGGCGGAAGCCCTTGGAGCGGATCCGAAGGACGAGGCCGGTACGCGTCTCATCCGGCTGTTCTCTGTTCCGCAGAAGGACGGTAGGCGGATCACCGCGAAGGATCGCCCTGCGGAATGGAAGCGCTTCTGCGCCTATTGCGTGCAGGACGTCGAGACTCTGATCGACGTTCATGAGCGCCTTGGGGACTTCCCTACCGCAGCCGAGGAGCGCATCTTCCTGACCGACCAGGCTATCAACGACCGGGGGATCAAGCTCGACGTGCAGTCAACCGAGCTCGCTCAGCATGCAGCCGAGAGGAATCACACCGAGGCGATGGCGCGCATGAGCAAGATCACCGGCCTTGAGAACCCGAATAGTCAGCAGCAGCTGCTCGGATGGCTGCAGAATAGCGGTCTCCCGCTGCCCGATCTGACGGCAGACACGGTTGCCGACCAGCTTGAGCACGGCGATCTCACAGATGAGCAGAGGGCTGTTCTTGAGGATCGACAGCTGACCGCGCTGGCTGCGACGCGGAAGTTCACCGCGATGCTCAATGCTGTCTGCGACGACGGCATCCTGCGTGGGCAGTTCAAGTTCTTCGGAGCGCACACTGGACGCTGGTCGGGGAGAGGCGTCCAGCTTCACAATCTGCCCCGAGCTCAGGCGGAGTATCCGGAGGCTGTGCTTCTGGATCTCAGTCTTGGACTCGGAGCGTCTCCTCAAGATCTGAAGGGCTTAGTTCGCTCGCTACTCGTCGGACCGTTCTGCGTGGCCGATTACAGCGCTATCGAGGCGCGAGTTGTTGCGTGGCTGGCCGGCGAGGAGTGGGCTCTGGACGCATTTCGCGCTGGACGAGACATCTATGTCGAGACAGCCGAGCGCATGGGCGGTCTGACACGCGCTCAGGGGAAGGTTGCGGTGCTAGCACTCGGGTACAACGGTGCTGTCGCATCGCTGAGGAACATGGGCGCTGTAGGCACCGACGCGGAGCTCCGGCTGATGGTCAAGCAGTGGCGACGAGCAAACCCGCGTATCGTCGAGCTCTGGGACATCCTCGGCGACGCGTTCCGGTATGGTGGGGAGGCCGGTCGGCTCCGGGTCGAGACCGATGGAGCCGACCGGCTGCTATTCCTGCCGAGCGGTCGCCCGATTGTCTATCACAAGGTTCTGGGCGGATCGCGACTGACGTTCGCATCGCCGAAGGGCTTCCGCGCGGACACCTATGGAGGTCGCCTGTGCGAGAATGCGACGCAGGCTGTTGCCCGTGACCTGCTCGGGGAGGCTCTGGTTCGTCTGGAGGACGCGGGTCTCGCTGTCGTCGGGCACGTTCACGATGAAGTCCTCGTCGAGGCTGGAGAGGACGACCTGGAGACCGTGGAGAGGATAATGTGCGCGCCAACTAGCTGGTCGGGTGATCTCCCAATCGCCTGCGCCGGATTCTACACCTACCGATACAAGAAGGGATGACATGAGCCACTACGACACATACCGGACGTTCGTACAGGAGCGCCATCGCGCCTGGATCGCGAAGACGCGGGGGGAGGCGTACGACGGTGCAGACCCGATCGTTGCGCGGAACAAGTTCACGAACGTCTTCCGCATCCTCGACTACGGGACGCAGTTCTTCATCAAGAATCTGTCCCTGTGCGACAGCGCTGAGGACGCGCTCGTCCGCGCGTGGCTGTACAGGTACACCAACAATCCTGCAGCATGGGAGGCCTACCACGACCTGACCGGCTCCTGGCCTGATGTTGACGCGCTCATGAGCGGGATACTGTATCAGGTCTGGAGCTACTGTCGGGAGGAGGGTGTACCTATCTTCGGGACGGCGTACCAGATGTTCGTTGGCGCGGAGAACAAGGGCATGCAGCGCCTTGAGTGGGCACTTCAGCTGGCGCAGACGATGGTCACGACAGCGATGGACCAGATCCTTGACCCCCGGCTCTATCCGGAGGAGCGCCTTCGGATCATGACCGAGCTCCCGCGC